TTGTAGGGCAATGGTGCAAGTTCAAGTGGTGAACCTTGTATCACCTTATAGGTACTGTCCGTGATTGAAGGTGGTACAACTACCTGCCCTGACTTCTTGAGTTCAAGTCCAGGACCGACCTTCTGCGGTAGCATGCTTCGGTCCAAATCAGCTGGTACACGATAGTAGAAGTGTGAACCTCCACCACCTGAGCGGACAGTGTACGTCGAGGGAAGGTCACCGTGCTGCTCCTGTAGTTCACTTAGTGTCTTGTCACCTCCGTTGCGCGGGTCAATATCCATAACAGCCAAACCGCTGAGTTGAAGTGCAATGCCAATGTTGTAGTCCTTACCACCCCATTGGTCACGAATTTCATCAGCCTTGGTTGTGGCCCTACGTTGCCAATTTTTGAAAACAGGCTTCTTTTCACCTTCACGTAGACAGACAACGAACATCCGGTTAGCGGCATAGGCGAGTGCTGCGTCCCGCAGATTTGTTCCTGGCTCAAGGAACGAAAGTAGTGCTGTTTTCTCTTCAATCACTTTAGGCCCGACCAGTTATTGGCTTCGTGAATTTCTGCCTTGAAAGGCACCAGTGTGTCAATTGGAACGTTCTCCTGCATCTCGTACAGCATGATCTTCTTTACTTTTCTTGCTACCTTCTTTTTGCACTCAACCATCACCGAGTCGTGAATGGTAAGAATCACACGAGCAACCACTTCGCCGTACTGATCATTCAGCAGAAGTAGTTGCTCGTGTATTCGAATGAGCGCTGACAGTGTTATGTCTGAGGCGGTTGACTGGATGGGGGTGTTGACGGATTGTCTCTTGACCAGTCCATTATCGTTCCTGGGAATAAATGGGAACCTTCGTTTTCTGCCAAAGGGTGTCTCAACGAAGTGGCGAACGTAGGCCACTCGATGCTGCTCGTCGATCCAGGCTTTGAATCCCTTGTACTGGTCAAAGAAGTTTCGGAAGTACTGCTTCGCTTCCTCAAGCGTCCACCGAGTGCCACCATATTCTCGTTCAATGTAATCCATTTCGGGACCAAGTGCAAGTGACTCAGCTCCTCTGCCGTACATTGCACCGAACACAGTGTTCTTTGCCAACCATCTCTGGTACGGTGTAACTTCCTCTTTCGGTTTATGGTAAAGCGCGCCTGCCACGTCTTGGTGAAGGTCTCGGTCTTCAAGGTAGACTTGCAACCAGTCGGGATCCTTAGACAAGTGAGCCGCAACTCTGAGTTCCAGCTGTGAATAATCAGCTTCCAGGAGGAGCCACTCCTCGCTAGTAGTAATAAAGCACGCCCGTATGTCAATCTCAATGTGGGACACCTCCGGTACATTTTGCAAGTTGGGGTTACGGGAACTCAGTCGTCCTGTTTCAGTACCGTTCAAAAGTAGGTCCGAGCGTATTCGACCATCGCTTGAGAGTCGCTTGCTCAGGCCATCGACGTAAGTACCAATGGTCTTCTTTGCCGTACGGTACGCCATCACATCACCCATGAATGGGGAATACTGCGGGAACTTGTCGCGCAGGATTCTCATGACCGGTGTCGAAGTAGGACCCTCTTGCAACCTGCCGCGCCGTGGCGTCTTGGTTGGTGGGAGCTTGAGGTGGTCATACATCAGTACTTTCATCTGCTTAGATGAGTTGGGATTGAAATTCTCCCAACCCTCGAAATCGAAGTCACGCGCATGTTCTCGAATCTTCAACAGCATGCCTTCTTCGCGTTCACCTAGTTGAGTCTTGAGTCGTTGCAACTCATCGACATCTAGGCGAATGCCAACTGTCTCAACGTCTGCCAATGCGATAGTACCAGGTATGAGCAGCTTGTTGTAAACGTCGAGCAGGCCTTCTGATTCTTCAGCAACTTCATCGTAAAGGATGGGGTAGGCCCGATCAGTGTAGTAAACGTCAGCTGCGCAGTACTTGTACATCTCTCTGCGCATCTTGGCGCGTACCTTACGGTCAGTCTCCTTGGCATATGTCTTCAACCACTTGCCCATCTCGATGTTATAGTCAGGCGCGTCGAAACGGTACCGGGCGATAGCATCGAGATTGTGCGCCTCTGCTCTACCGATTGGGCGCTCATCGAGGAGGTAGTTGAGCAGCATGGTATCTTCAACTGACCATGGCTCGTACGGGAGATTGTTACTCTCAAGACCACGCTTCATCCACTTGAGGTCGAACTTCGCGTTGTGGAACACTGTGGCCTGGTCGTGGGATAACTGTTTGCCAACTAACTTCCACGTGTTCCGGTCATTCAGTATTTTCTCTGTGAGTACGAACGCTGTACCTAGGTATGGATCATCCTCATCTACCCAGCTGTAACCGAGTGCAAGCCAATTGCTGTCAATGACTGACAGACCTGTTGTCTCGAAGTCAGCCGAGACATGTTGTGCATCCTCAAGCATCCAGGCGAACAACTCACGAACTTCACCTATCGTCTTGGGAATGTGAACTTCGATTGTTGGGTACCTGTCAGGGCCCCTGGTTGTGAAGAATTTACGGATGTCCCGGTCGAAGTCACGGAACAATCCTGCGCTGCGCGATGACGTTGCATCAGCAAGTATGACCACTGGTGCATACGTCATGAGTACTTTCATTCCATAAGCGTGCTTCCATCGTCCATGCTGCTTAGAGGTTCGTGCAACCTTCGGTAGTGATAGGAGTTGAGAGTAGCCGATTGGGCCAAGGCAAAGAACCTTTCGAACTCCGACTGAACGTAACTCCTCAACCAGGCGTGGTCGGCACTGCTCCATGGCGGGACGTATAATTGTTTCCCGCTTGACTGCCCCAGGACGACAATTGAGAGCTGACGTAATATAGACATCGTCCGTTCCAAGTCCGAGTGGTCTAAGTATTGCTTTGATAAGTCGACCGGTGTCACCTTCCCCGAGTCGTCCTTTGTTTGCTTCGAGCTTGGTTGGATAGTCAATAACAATCGCATGTTCGTACTTTCGACCGGTTGGGCGTTGACAGGCAGACTTTTCCTTGTTAGGGCACTGTACGCAGATGCTGCGAAAGTTAGTGAGTGGTGCTATGGTTGCCACTAGAACTTGAAGTATTCCTTGAGGAAGTCGATGTTGCCATGTGCAAGTATCAGTTGAGCCTCATTGAACTGCAAGTCCAAGTACTTAGGTGGGCGCTTCGGTAACATGGTACCGTTGTCGGCCATTATATGGTTAGCAGCAGCGCACACAAACGGCAGTGCTGTGTCGAGTGACCTGATGTATGGATGCTCGACTACTACCTTACGCGTTCGATTGAGTTCCTTGGGTAAGCCAAGGCAGTGCACTTGTAATCTGAACTCACGAACGAGGTCTCGTACTACCTCGCGGAACAACATCAACCAGCCGCCGTGCAACTTGTCCATGTTCTTCGATACGCCGAGTGTGATGTGACCACGTAGGTAAGGCACACCGTAGTTCCATGCGCTTACCATGTTTGCTGCGTGCTCTGCGTAGTCGTCGATCTGTTCTGAGGCAGGATCAACTTGCGGCACAATCATGATGCGAGGTTTACCAGCGTGCATCCATGCTGCTTGTCCTACATGTGAGTCCAGCCAAGCGATCGCTTCAAGCGACTTACCGTATGTCTCATGGCGATTCATGATCGAGTCAGGAGCAACAATCTCCTGACACTGCATGTAGTCGCTTATCGCCATCAGCAGTGGCATGGACACGTGCGACGAACCAAGTTCGAACGCTGAGTTGTCGAGGATCAGTTGATCACCTAGCATTCTGCGTTGACGGTAGTACTCAATGTACTTCGGATTACGGCAGAGGTGCGCCAGTAGCATGCACGAGCCACTGGTTGCGAAGTCACGCAGATGTGGTACTGGTGGTATCAGCGCTAGTTCGGTCATTGATCCTCGTTATCTCTCGGTCAAGGTACCAGCGTGCCTTCTTGAGATCATCGAGGAGTGGAGCACTGTCCTTTTTACCTGCCCTGGCAATATACTTGACACAATTGCCAAGGCAGAATCCAAGGCCCCATGCCTCGATGACTTTGATGGCCTCATAGGTGGCATCCTTGCCACCATAGTAGGCCGGGTGATTGATGTGGGAGTCAGGCGCCGACAATAGCTTGAAACTCGTGCCAGCCGTTTGCGCGAGTGATGCACGCAGGGCATTCTCCACATCCCGCTCCCCAATCGTGCCATTCCCTGACCCCACGGTAACAAGTGTGTGTTTCACGAAGGACGAGATCGAGGTGACCCAACTCATCTGCAATCTGGAATGTCTCTGCCTTGGACTTGAGGGTAAGCGGGGTGAGGATGGTAACTCTGATTTCGTCAAGTGCATTGACCAGTGCCTCCTCCATCGTCGAGTAGAACTCAGGTCGGCAGTCAGGGTAACCTTCGTAGTCAGCGAAGCACCCACCTGTCATCAGGTTGTAGCAGTCGAACATAGCACCCCATGCGGCCGCCACAGCAAGAAACATCACGTTGCGACCGGGTACAACAGTTGATGGCAGGCCGTGTGCTTCTGCGTACTTGTTGCCCGTACCAGCTGCATCGGTGTCGATACCGATGTCCGTGTTAGTCAACGCCCCACCGCCCAGGTCGTTGAGCACTCCCAATTCGAACACGCGTCGCTTCTCTCCTACACCTAGGAGGTTGCAAATGCGCTGCGCTTGGTCGAGCTCAACGACATGGGTTTGGTGGTAGAAAAAGCCGACAGGGTACACATTCTCTTTGCCGAACTGGTTGATAGCCAGCAACAGGCAGGTGGTCGAGTCCTGTCCGCCGGAATGAAGAACGATGCACTTTTCCATTTTGCTATCTCCGCAGATTGAGTGTTGTTACTTGCCTGGTGTGCCGAGCGAGTACCACCCAGCGTTGCGCTTGCCTGCCTGTGCACCGGCCCAACCTGAGTTCTCACCGGTCTGCCAGGTGTGCCAAACTTCGCCATCCTTTGCCTCGACGAACACTTCGATGGCACCGTTCTTCTTGACTACTGCGTTCAACATGCTGAAATCAGTTCCTTTAGGTAGTGGTGTCGGTGGCACTCCCAAACCGATAGGCCCAGGATCAGCTCCTGTCCAACTGCCTTCCTTCCATTTGATGTGCCACCACTCGCTGGGCGCGTCTGACCACTTCTTAGCCCAGCCATACTTCTCTCCGATGCGATCAATTATCGAACGCATTTCCTGAGAAGCTACGTCAACTGCGAGGCCCCATCCGTGATTCGAGTAGCCTGGTACAGCAGCAAGGTTACCAGTGCCTGCTTTGTACATGGCGTACAGTTCAACTTGCTGCACGTATGTTCGGTAACTTGACTTTGAACCAGTCGGTCGAAGTAGAACTCCGTGCGCTCGTCGTGCCTCGATGTTCATTGTGTTCCAGGCAGCTGCTGCGTCTTTCCTCAGCTGTCCGTTGAGTATCGGCGATAACGCACTGTCTGGTAATCTGCCGTTCTGGAAGGCCATTACCATTTCCTCCCATGGAGCATAGGGCGCTTTGAGTTCTTCTCCCTTACTAGATTGTTGTAGTGATTCATGTGCAGGCCACGATGTGCCATATAGTCACCTATGCGCCATACACAGTCCATCAACTCTATGCCTACATGTTCCATGTCGCCGTCACGCAGTGCACTAAGTGCCTCAGAAATCTCTGAGTGCATGAGCGCAAACTTTTCCGCGTCCACTTGGTGCGTCTTGTCATCGTGATCCCAGAAGCCATGGGAGAGTGAGTGACGATGCACTTCATCTTGGAACTCCTGCAAGCCTATCCAGATTTCATGCGCCATTCATTTATCCTTTTCCGACTTATTCCCACAAGTACATCGGGCGTTATTTCAACTACATCAACGTACTGCGGTGGAAGTGCAGATGGCGGGTCAAGGTAATGATTGTAATGCACCAGGGCAGACATTACTACTTCGAGTTGATCTGCCTTCACGTTGGGATCAAAGCACTTAGGTGGTATCCTACCTTTCTCCAT